TATACTATAATGATTCAAATTGAATTCATGTTGTCTTTCGCAATCTGGGGCAGGAACTTCAATATATAATTTACCACCCTGTTTTAATACACGATTATATTCCATTAGCGTAAAGATTGGATATGGACTATGCTCTAATGCATGACGCAAGAATAAAAAGTCAACACTTTCATCATAGTAACCTTCACTTTGTGGTAGAAAGCTCATATCATACGATTTAATTGTATGTCCCTTAGTTTCACATAATTTAATGTCTTCTGGGCTTAATGTTACTCCAACTAAATTTGTATAACCACGCTCTTTCATTTCATCCAAGAAATAACCGGGCCCACATCCTAAATCTAAAATAAGTGAATCTTTTGCTAAATTAAGTGGATCAATATATTGTGTTACGACTTGACTAGTAATTGTTTTGTGAAACTGACTTTCACCCTCATCGTATATATGTGCAGTATATAACCACTCATTGTAGAATTTGAGTTTAATTAAGTCCAGAGTTTTGTTAATATCAATCATGCTTTGCATATGTTTCCTATATAAGTTTCTATTACTTATGCAGGAAATATGCTATGATTATTTTTTCTTAGATTTTTTAGACTTCTTTTCGTAACCAGCAAAACCTAATATTGGGCTAGTTTTATGTATACCATCAGGTTCTACACTTTTACTCCACGGTGTCACTTCATGATGCTCAGATGGTATTGTATTATATGCTGCTTGAAGCATATTGTGTTCTTCTTTGGTATAAGGATGTGCTGAGTTAAACTTTTCAGACCAAGATGCAGGATCCATATCAACTTTTTTAGTTGATTTACCGTCTGCCATAGCAGTAGCCATCCAAATACGATTCATATGATATACACGATCATATCCACCCACATCACGTGCAATGGATGATCCTTGAACCACGCTAGCATGGTCTTTATGTATCTTTCCTCTTGGTGGTCCATTCTCTGTTATAAATTCACTTGCTCTCATTTGTTACCTTAATTGTATGTAGTCACTTCAATGATATGATTTAATATTTCATTGACAATAGGATTTACTAATATTCTTAATATTGGAGCTCCTGTACTACTATTAATATCAACATTATATCTAGTCAAAGGTGTACCGGAAAAGATAGTGCTATGTGCAGAAAAATCTGCTTGTGAATTATCTTGTTTTTTAGCAATACTTAAAGTAACTGTTTGTGTATAGCCTGTTATAGCATCAGTAGATGTAACTTTAGCAGTCATTGATGTAAATGTAGTTGGATCAGTACTGTATATAAGTTGATTTACTGAATTATCAAGTGTTATTGCAGTAGCACATAATGCACTACTGTTACCAACATTCAAGTTATTCAACAATGATATATTATTCAATCCAGCTAAACTAGCCTTTGCCACTGAATTACCGGTTACTGGAAAACTAATTGTGTTTCCAGATTCTACAAAATGAATATTACCTACATGCAATGCTGTACTTGATAGGTACATCCCGTTGATTGTATTATTAGCATTACCAATATTAACATCTGCATAAGTTATTGGTATAAGATTAGCATTTAAATTTAATTGATTACTAGCTGGATCAAATACTAAACTTGATGAGCCTGTTGTAAAATTTCCACTAGTATATTGCAATGAACCGGGTGGTCCACCGGAACCTGCTTGGTTGAGTATTGCAAATGCATTATTAATTTTAGTAAAGGCAACTCTTAGTGGGTCTCCTGTACCATCATTAGCAAGTGTACCAATGTTAATATTTTCTAATGTTAGAGCCATGTTTTATTCCGTTAATGATATATTTATCTGAATACAATTTTTATACTGTCAGTATTTTGGTTATAAATATATGACTATTTAAGGAGTTATTATGCGTAAAATTATGTTAGGAATGTTGCTACTTTTGAGTGCATCATTCAGTTTTGCTTGGACACAACGAGCACCATTTCCAGTAGACCAGTGCAAAGCACATGCACCCTACGGATTCCCGCAGTCACAGAAACCAATTCAACCTTTATGCCAACAAGCATATCTAGTTGGATATGATGCGGCTGCTAAACTACCAGAGTTCGTTATGTACGAATTACTACCACAAAATGCATTAGGATGTGTTGCACGTACTAACGCTTTTGCTGCAAATCAATTTGTTCAAAACGGTGCTACTCCAGCTGACTATGCTGGTACAGGTTACGACAAAGGACATATGGCACCAGATGGTGATTTGTCTTGGGATCCGCAAGTTGAGTATGAATCATTCTTGATGACCAATATGAGTCCACAAGCAGGTTCACTAAATCGTGGTATCTGGAAACTATTAGAGACTTCAGTACGTGGTTGGGTTGTTCAAGGTAATCAAAGTTACTGGATCGTTTCAGGTGGTGTTTACAATGCACAAGACAAGACAATTGGTAAAGGTGTTGTAGTTCCACATGCTTTCTACAAGATTGTTATCAATAATCAAACAGGACAAGCTGCTGGTTGGATGTTCCCTCACGTTGCTCCCTATCCTAACCTGGGTAATGACTTGACTAAGTTCCGTATGCCAATCGCACAGATTGAACAACAAGCCGGTGTTAAGTATGCTTTCCCTGCTAATACAACTGAATTACAACCCGGTAAAGAATGGCCTGTTGATTTTGGTAAATTAACCAATGCAAAACGTGCTAAATGCGGTGCTAATGCAAGTGACGATTAATTATAGTATTACTTAAGTAGATATATTCTACTTTAACTAGGAGCTGCTCACTTCTAAATATTTAGATGAGCAGCGAATATACATTTTTAGATTGGTTATGCGACCTACCTCCTAAAGTATTTTTTGGGGGTTTGGTCGCTATTTGCTTTAGTCTTTGGTTAGTTGCTATGGTTGTGATTCTTCTTTATCTACACTTTTCGCACTAATGTTACGTGCATTATCTGTTAACTCTTTTTGATGTTTATTGAAATACTCATCTTCTATTCTTTGTTTTTCAACAAAATCTTGTAGTTCTAATAATCTAAGTTTCTTACGTTCTTCATTTCTTGCAGCCACTGCAGCAGGTTCTAGTTCAGGCCATCTTTGTTTTCTATCATGTGTTACCCAAGCCATTAATAATACCATTGCAATGACTATTGCAAAAGCAAATAATCCATAACTTAAATCTGCCATGTACATTTTCATTTTAGCTCTTCTTCTGGCTGCAATTCTTGCTTCTTTTTGCATTTGCCTAGCAATAAGTACTTTTTGCTGATCTCCCATGACTTTCATCATTTCACTGACATCAGTCCAAAGAGCACCTAATTCGGGTGGACTTTGATAAATCATCATTTCACGCAACTCTACTGTCATTTGTTCAAGTTGCTTTTTCATAACCACACGTTGTAATGCACGTTTACCTAAACTAGCGTCACCTTCATATATTTCTTCACGATCCTTGCGTTCTTCTTCTTCAAGAACTGCAATACACTTATACATGTTATCAAAATAATCACCAAGATATGTAGTTAATTCTTGATATATACCTGTAGTTTCACCCTGTTTTTTGTTTAATTCAATTACACGATTTTTTTCTTCTACATAAGCGTTACGTTGTGTAACTGTAGCGGGTTTATCGGGTGGGTGGTTGTTGTGGAACTGCTCATCAAGGTCTTTGAGGACACCTTTGATGTCCCCACTGGCACTCTTGATATCTTTATAAAGCTGGCAGCCTTTTTTGACTGCCTGAACTGCCCCGTTGGCAAGGGCAAAGAGGGTTAACGGATCCACAAGTCTGGCTCCTTAGAACCAGAGGAACACACCTTGTGCTGATAATAATAGTCCTAATCCTGCGACAAAAAAACTGCCCCAGAACATTTCCATACTAACTGCCAAAATACTTGCTGAAAGAACAACAATACTCAATTGATATAGTGTGCTAGCAAATCCAATCCATGGGCTTTGCTTTTTAGCATAATCACGCTCGGCTTCTAATTTCTTAGCCTTAGCCATTAATTCTTTCTTACCTTCGCCGGTCTTTGGATCGCTTTCATATCGTGCAATCTTGGCTTCTAGTTGTTCTATTTTTTTAGTATCTTTGCGATAGATAGCATCATCTAATGACTGTTCTGCTAGAGTTTGTTTAATACTCTTTGCTTCGTAAAAGCTCCAAACATCATTAGCTGCAATAGTGTTATTCAATGTGATACTAGATAATTTACCACCATACCAACTGTTAACTGCAAGTATTAGTGCAAATACACTAATAACCATACCAGCTTTGTCTTTTAACTTAGCTTCACGCTCACTACGTGATCCAACTGGTGGTTTAACCGCGTTTGGATCTTTAGGTTGTTTTGTTAATAAATTCAATACTGAATCGAATAATGCCATTTTTATCTCCTTATTATTTTTATTATGCTAAACTGGCTATTTGTATTAATCCATTAATTGCAGTATTCATTATCACTAAATTTTGTTGCTCAACTAAGTGTTCATTAACATTTAACTGACTTTGAATATCTTTAATCAATTGGATATATTCTTCTCTACTAATCTGTCCTGCTTTGCACATTTCTGTATATTGATGTGCTTGGGCGGCAGCTTCTGTAACATCTGGATTTCTGCTATCAACACTAGCTAAATCATTTTGATATTGATCTATTGTACTCATTTTGGTTTACTTCCTTCCATCTGTTGTATCTTTGTAGCAGTATCCTCAATTGATTTAAATTTAATTTTACAGAATACTGGGCTAACTGGTTTATCTGAATTGTATTGTGTTTTTAATCCTTGAACAATGTTGTTCAAGTCTACACTACTTTCTTTGACTGGTTTATTGTGTGGTTGAAATTCAGCAAAGTGCATCAATTCCAATGACAATGCACCTAATCGATTAGCAGTCTTTTTGCTAGATTCAACATCATCACACTTGTCTTTTGCCAACATTGATATAGTTCTAATGTCTACTATCAACTTATACTCAACCGGATCATATTTCATTAGATATGCATCAACCAAGTTATTAACTGTGCTACATCCGGACAATGCTAATAAAGCGACAATTAAAACTTTTTTCATTTTACACTTTCAAATATGATTTTTTGAGTATTATACCACTCTATCCAACCGTCAACTTTAACAGAACACTCATAGTATGTTTCATAGTTGATGCTGATTGTCTTAGACACATCGCTAAGTTTTGCTCCATCATTTAGTTTTTGTAAACTTGGGCAACTTTGCATTGTTAAAGGTCCAGGGCTGTCAGGGAATTTCATCGTGACTGGTACAACAGTAGAACATGCAGTCATTAATAGTATTGAAGAAATTATTAATAGCTTTTTCATCATTCAATTTGCCATGTTGGTTTAGTAGTTGGTCTAGCACTGCCAGTACTAATTTTATTTTTAGGATCAGAAAAATACTGTTGACCTTGTTGTTTAATTCTTCGTGCCTCTTCTTCTTCTTTTCTTCTGGCTTCTTGTGCTTTTATAAGTTTGTTTTGCTGTCTAGTGTCCATTTTTTTAGCTTGCGCTTCAGGACCAGTCCTAGCAAAATATGAAATAACTCTATCTAATGCCTTACCCTTAGCACGATTAATTGATAATGCATCATAGTCTTGTAGATTGATATTTCCTTGTTTTGCAAGATTTTCAAAAGAAACATCAATCCATCTTCTAGGTCTGCCGCGACCTTTAGGTTGATCTATTCCGGTAATATCAATTCCTGAATTTAGCGCCATAACAGTATCTCTGTATAGTTTGTCGCTAACAATGTCTAATAGTGTAGTTTCACTATATTGTTCATAAATCAATTCTTTTATTTTCATTTTGGAGCCTCTGCAGAATCGTTATGTGCTTTGATGAATACATCAGGAATTACACATTGACTGTCATATTTTGTAACTTCACGGTCGATGTATTGTCTTACGATCTGTCCATGATCATGTATAACCTTAGTTTTTGTCACTACTTTTGTATTGATTTGTGCACTTGCCTCTTTAGATTTTGCTTCCGCTGCCTCTACTTTAGCCTGTGCTTCTTCTACTCTATGACGCCATTCCATTTCAGTAGCATACCCACCCTCAAAGAAAACACCTAGTATTAGTATCAAAACTGAAAAGAATTGAAGTATTCCTAGGAACTGTGT